TAAACGACTTCAAGAATTTTTCGATAATGGTTTTATTGCGTGTAATACAGAAGAAGAAAGACGTAACTATCATCGTAATGCTACTTTAGTTGATTTATCTATGATTCCTAAACACATTCAAGAAGAGATTATAAATACATTTACGACATATCCCGTTAAGGATAAAGGCCTGTTGCTTGACTATTTTATGACTAATAGAATGAAACAGATGATTGAACATATCCAGGAGTTTTAATGCACCTACTAGTATCCGAAATTTTAGATAAATTTGAAGTAGCTAAGACACGAGAAGAAAAGATCGCAGTCTTACAAAACAACGTAACTGATCCGTTGTTAGTTTTGCTTCGTCTTAACTACGATCATATGCTTAAGATGGACTTACCTGATGGTGAGCCTCCGTTCAGGAAAGATACTGATAAGCCGATTGGATATAATGAATCCTCTCTTCAGTTAGAACTTAGACGTTTCTATGTTTGGTTAGATCCTAGGACTACTTTACCTAAGCTTAAAAAAGAGTCTCTGTTTGTAAATATGCTTGAAGGTATTCATTGGACGGAGGCCGAAGCACTTTGTCTGGCTAAAGACCGTAAGTTACATACTAAGTATAAGTCTCTAAAAGAAGATATTGTAAGAGAAGCTTTTCCCCTAGCATTAACTCCTAAACCGGTTAAAGAAAAAGCAGAAAAGAAGGACGAATCAGTCCCTTTAGAATAAAATCTCTTTGGGTATGGTTACTTAAGCGTTTCGAAAAACCTAAACCAAGTCCTTGGTCAGTAAGTAACGACTTACCTGAACCAGAGAGATTCTATGACGTAAGGCAGGTAAGGTTACGGCAGCCCCGTAAGAGTTGATTTTTTCTCTAGTTATGTTATAATATATTATGATCTATTCTAATACTAAATCTAAAGTTAAACCTAAGACTATGCCTAAAGCCGAGCGCGAGGCGTATGCTAAGTGGTGTGCGAAATACGATATTAAACCTGAAGGTAAGGTTAAGAAAAAGCCTACTCCTAATATGATAAAATTACCTGGAACTGTTTATACGCCTTATATTCGCGAAACTATTCGCTATCCTAGTTTAGATACCGGGCATAAGGGTGCTGTTAATACCGGTAAGACTGTTATGCGTTATACGGGCGATAAGATGCTGGGTGTTGCTACGATGCATAAGTCTAACCTTGTACCTATCTTTAGTGACGATAACGCAGTTGATGTATCGCAGATGAGAAGATAAAATGAGTACATTAGTATATAATGCAATCCGTACCCCTGATGGTACCGTACTAGAGTCTATGCATAGACATGACTATAATGTCTACGTAGATAAAAACGGTAAAGAGTATATGGTAGATGGGGGACTAGAATATGTCAGACGTAATGTTCACGCTGATGCCCCGTACGAGGAATTAAGCGTTTATATTACTGACGGTCATGATAAAATACGTGAAGTAGTCAAGTGGGGTACATACGGGAAAGACGGTAATGAACCGTTAACCTATATTTTACTAAAAGACATGAGTACTGAACATATATGTGCATGTCTTGAGAATGTACCGTCAATGCACCCGGCATATAAAGAATCTTTTAAAGAAGAATTGAAACTAAGGAGTTTATAATGAGTTTGCCTTCTGATCCCGCCGCCCGTAAAGCTATTAAGAAATGTATGGATGAGTTATCTGCATCTATGGCACGTATTGATGGTGAACGAGATTTTATTAAAGAAGCTATCGATAATATTTGTGAAGAATACGAAATGAGTAAAAAAACGTTTCGTAGACTTGCCAAAGTTTATCATAAGCAAAACTTCTCTAAGGAGGTCGCCGAGCATGAGGAATTTGAAACTATGTATGAGCAACTGACTGGGGAAACTACCCTAGGTGATATTAACTAAAATGCATACAGTTTATAATCTAGAGATGCAGGTACGGGATAAGATGAACCGTATTAAAAAGACATCACACGTTGGCGTATACGATTCTATTGAAGATATTGAAGTAGCAAAGGGTAAGATGCTGGAGATTAATCCTGAGAATACTTTTGACGTACATTCTATTGATCATCTCTTTGAATCGCCACCTGAATTTGTATAAATAAAAATATGCCAACATATACATTTCGCAATAAAGATAATGAAGAGATTTTTGATAAGATTATGTCATGGGATTCCCGTGAAGAATACTTAAAAGAGAATCCTAATCTAGAGGTCATCATGGGCGCCCCTGCCATGGGTGATTCTGTTAGATTAGGAATTAGAAAACCTGATCAAGGCTTTAATGAAGTTTTGTCTAAGATTCATGCCGCAAATTATAAAAGTAACTTGGCGGATAAATTATCCAGAAAATGATTCTGGGTATCTTTGTTATATAACTTAACGTAAAGGATTACAGGTAATACTGTAGTCCTTTTTTATTTTCTTAAGGGGAAACATGTCTACTAAAAGAGCTGCGAAACTTCCTATTGTTCACGATACCGAGGAAAGACACACAAGTTCAAAAATTCAACAAACAAATGCACTTAGATTAAAAATAGATCATCTAAAATCATTTGATCCGTTAACAGATAATCAAAGGCTATTTTACGACGCATATAAAAGAGGCGATTACTTCTTAGCTCTTCACGGAGTTGCAGGTACAGGAAAAACATTTATCGCAGTATACAAAGCTTTAGAAGAAGTATTAGATAAGACAAATCCTTTTAATAAAATTATTATAGTTCGTTCGGCAGTACAGTCCAGGGAGATGGGTCACCTACCTGGTGACATCGACGAGAAGTTGGATATATATCAACAACCATATCGTCAAATTTGCGCTACCTTGTTTGATAGAAAAGATGCATACGATAGGTTAGCCGAACAAGGTCATATTGAATTTATTTCAACTTCTTTTATTCGTGGTATGTCATTTGACGATGCAATTATTATTGTCGATGAGATGCAGAATATGAACTTTGAAGAGATTGATACTGTTATGACCCGTGTAGGTTATAGATCGAAGATTATATGGTGTGGGGACTATAGACAAACGGACTTAAATAAGAAGAAGACAGATGTGAGTGGTATTCTTAAGTTTTTTGATATTGCCTATCACATGGGCGCGTTTACTAAAATAGAATTTGAAGCGGCTGATATTGTGAGAAGTTCTTTAGTTAAAGACTATATATTGGCTAAGATTAGATACGAAGATATTTGTGATAAATAATTAAATTAAATAAGAAAGGTAAAAATGAGTACCCCAGATATTAAACTACTAGCGCTAAGTAATGTTTTTTGTAGAGCTATGAATTTTAAAAGTAAAGGTGATATTGAAAAAGGGCATAAGCATCTTTATGATCATGCTACTCTGGTGGGACATGGTTCGGTAAGAGTTAATGTATATGATGATAGTAGTAATGTTATAGCTTCTAGTGTGTTTAAAGCTCCAAACATGATCTTTATAAGAAAAGAATCAGTACATGAGATTACAGCCTTAGAGGATAATACTGTATGCTACTGTATTCATGCTATTAGAACAGTAGATCAAGAAATTATTGACCCGGACTGTATTCCTTTGCTATTAAAGGATCAATTTGATACAAAACTACTGCAAGTATTACCCGGTATAATTAATAAAAAAACTAATAAAAAATTAGAAAATTTTACAAAGGTTGAATAATATGAGTTTTGATTTCGAATTTACTGAAAGTCATGTAAGAGAGTTACTGCCGCGGGCATTAGGGGGACCTGATGACTGGTATGAAAGTATGTGTGAGGCTTTACCTCAGTACAATATTACAACCGTACCAAGAGTTGCTTCTTTCATTGCCCAGTGTGCACACGAGTCAGGGGGCTTTTCAATGCTAGAAGAGAACCTTAACTACAAAGCAGCTACATTGACGAGGATATGGCCTCAACGGTACCCAGCTGGAGTGGCGGAGCAATACGCAGGTAAGCCCGAACTTATTGCCAATAAGTCGTATGGTGGCAGGATGGGTAACGGACCTGAATCATCTGGTGACGGGTGGAAGTTCAGAGGCCGAGGGCTCCTTCAATTGACTGGTAAAGATAACTATCGCAATTGTTCAAGATTTATGTTCCAGGATGAAACACTATTAGATAATCCTGATATTCTTTTAGATGCCTATTACGCTATTCACTCCGCATGCTGGTTCTGGCATAAGAACAATCTTAACCAGTACGCCGATTCTGGCGACTTCGTTATGATGACTAAAAAGATTAACGGTGGTACTATTGGTTTAGAAGACCGTAAGAAACATTTCGCCCACGCAGTTGAAGTATTATCCGGACATCATTAAAATAACGTATGTTTAATCATGTAAAGCTTGACCGTGAAGTCCCCAAACTACAACAACTGAACGAAAACGGTACACGGTATTATGTGACCCCAGAGGGGAATAAGTATCCTTCTATCACTACCGTTCTTGCCGCTTATAACATAGGTTATATTATGGAGTGGCGCAAAAGGGTGGGTGAAGAAGAAGCTAATAAAATATCACAAAAGGCGTCTGGTCGGGGTACCCGTATTCATACTTTGTGTGAGCAGTATATTGATAATAAAGTACCTGCATTTAAGAGTCCTCTAGATCAAGAACTGTTTAATAAATTTAAACCTACTCTTCATCGTATTAATAACGTTTATGCTCAAGAGTTACGTATGTACTCTGATCATTTGCGTATTGCTGGTACCGTAGATTGTGTAGCAGAATTTGATGGGGTATTATCTGTTATTGACTTTAAGACTTCTAAACGACTCAAAGATAGTAAAGATATTGAGAATTACTTTATGCAATGTTCGGCATATGCCATTATGTTTGAAGAGCAGTTTAAGATCCCGGTTGCTCAAACCGTGGTTGCAATTGCAGTAGATGATGAAGAGCCCCAGGTGTTTGTTGAACGTAGAAATACCCATGTAAAGAGGCTAATGTACTTTCGGGACCTATATGAAAGAAAGAGTGGATTAGTTGTTGCCTAGCATGTATAATCCATATGTGGGCGGTTGAGAATTAGGTCGCCTAAATAAGATTATGATCGTATGAAGTTAATCGAAAGTAGTTCTGGACAAGGGTGCAAATCCCTTCAGGTCCACCATAAGGTCTTAGAACCAATACCACCAACGACATGTTGTGGTAGAGCATGTGAGCATTGTGTTTGGTTAAGTTATTTCGAAGCACATAACGCATGGAAGAGTCTTTATGATGGGCCTGTTTTAGATTCGACAGGGCAATAAGTATAAAGATGGACGATCCGACAGAGTTGTCGTTAACACTAAACAAAAGTAAACGCAAACGACTCAAAGTTCGCATTAGCAGCCTAAACACTGCTTAGGGTTTCGGTAGGTTTCCTCGTAACAGAAT